TCCCTTAGCGTCTTTCTTTAGTGTCTCTATGTCATCTAAGATAACATTACATGCTTTACATCTCATGCTTTGTACCCCTTTGGTCCTTCCGTACCATTTATTTTAGACTTACCTAAAGCTACGTAAGCCGCTAAAACTAGTGCCACAGGGAGCAGTACAGGAAACAGCAGGCAGGCTCCTACAGTGACTAACACGGCACTAGCGTTGCTAGGCATACTTTTATCGTTTGTCTTGTTCATCCGTTGTCCTCCGGTCCAAATATTTGACCAAATGCTCTGCACAGTTCTTTGTACTCCATTACGCTGTATTTCTCACGTATCGACGTACGGGCAATGGCAACCACTGTTGCAAAGTCGATAAAGCCTAACTCGTACTCTGCAATATCCTGTATCATCTGCTCCTGTGACTAAAGTCTGGTTCTTATGTAGCATCACACCGCCTCCTGTCCGTACCATTTCATAGGGATACCTCGTGTGTCCCAATCGTCTGCCTTGTAGTTGTAGTATACCTGATAGCCCTGTACAGCGTCAAGCCTCTTGCACTCGTCTGGCATACACTGAGGTGGGTCTACAAAGGGTGTAACATCGCTCTCAAGGGCCATAGGAAGCCCACAGAGGGTTTCTAAGTGATTAGCAATAGTCTTGTGTACCTTTTGATAACGTCGCTCATACTCGCAACCAAGGGCTCTCAGGTGGTGCCACGTCCACACGTATGCGTTAGCACTAGAGCGTACCCAGACAGCACTAGGGTGGTTTTTGTGGGTACTTTTGTACGCCACCTGTTCCCCGTCTAGCTCGACATGGGCAGTAGCTGAGTAGCTGTGCTGTCTCTAGTATCATTTTGACTACGTGACGATCACACTGTAGCATAGCGGCTTCGTGTGGGTCACGTGACAGGTAAAATATGTTCATTTAATTAACTCCTCGCCGTGGGATGTTAAGGCTACTGTGGTAGTGCTCTTTTTTACTAAGCGATGAGGCATATCACGGTCATGAGATGCGTGGAGCCTGAGTGCTGATATTGCTTCATCATAGTCTGTAAACTCTTGGCTACATTCTTCCCACTTGCCTACATCGTCGCTGTAGTATTCTACGTAGTATTTGTTCATAACTCTGTACCCCATTCATCCGGTGCGTATTTGTAAAACTTGTTCATCTGGTCCTCGTACGTGCAATTGTCGCATAGTCCCGTGTCAGTGTCTACACTATCGACAATCTCGTGGCAACCGTCGCAGATGTGTGTGTACTCTAGCTCCCTCAGGGTCTCGTATGGCCCTGTGCTGTCGTGCCAGTGGCTGTAGTCGTTTAGTACGTCGCTCTCGTTCATCTGTGTTTGATCTCCTCGCTAAAGATTAACCATGCAGTCACCACTAGGCAACCCATGCCCCACAACCATACTATATCAGTCTCGCACATGCTAGTACCCTCCGGTCAATACTATACTGAGGTCTTGGTCATCTGCCTCAAATGTTAACCCTAACATAACTAGTCTGTAGATGCCAGCGTAAAACGCATCATCTGTCTTGTAACATATTACCATTAATCAAACCTCCCGATCTTTGTCTCGCCTGTGTCGTTATCACGTATCGCTGTGATAGCGTAAGGGTAGCAGTACATGGTGAATCTGTCAAGGTAGCTGATCGTGGCGTACGGTTGCAGGTCTGGATCCTCTGGCGACTTGTACGCTCCACAGTCTGCCACAGTGCCACCAAATGGGTACTGGAAGCCTCCGAAACCATAAATGCTATCCATCGCTTGTGTGACCTGTTCCAGTGTGTCACCCTCCTGTGTCGCGTGGATAAAAAACTCTGGCAGTATGCCTAGATACTCCCGTGTGATCTCTGGGTACACTCCGGATGGATCCCAATTAACGCTGTAGTCTTTCATAGTCCCGCCTCCGCTAAAGTGTGTTGCATTTGAGTATTGCTGATATGGTCATCAAAAACCATAGGCACTTCTATACCCCACCATTGAAACTCCCCATCACTATCTAGGACAGCGAATAGATCACGCCCATAGTCAATTTTAACAACCTGTTTCCACATACCCGCTATTTTCACCCAATCACCTGTGAATACTATCATAATATTACCCTCTCTTTTCCTGATTCAATTGCGCTTGTGTTACAACCCTTGTTTTTTGTTTACTAAAGTAATCGTCTAGCGCCTTTTGCCATACGTCATCACCAAACTTTCTAGCGTAGTACCCATAATGAGCGTGTGACGTGCTCACAATGGGCGATTGATTCTTTACCTGATAAATATACGCTTTCACGGCTTCCTGTAGTGTCATGCTGTTATACTCCTGTGGCTATTATTGATTCACGCTGTTGCTTTTCCATTGATCGCCCGTGTCCTATGTAGCAGACAATAGACACTGTTTTGTCCCAACAGGCGCGGCATGTGTCGCATTTACCGGCCCGTGTGTAAGCTTCGCACACTACAGCACCCTGTGGCACTGTGTCAAGCGTGGCAATGGTGCTAGTAGTGCTACCTGAGATTGTCTCGCCTGTGATAGAGTCACTGGATAACCTGACCACCACGTTTGGCAAGGCCTGTAGCAATGCCAGAACAACCTTAAACTTACGGAATTTGTGCATCCGTGTGGGTATCCAGTGTTTCACCCACGGCGTACGCTGACAAACTTCCAGAATCTTATTAGCGAGCCCTAGACTGTACATGTCGCCAGAGTCGAACCACCGGAAATAGCGGTCATTGTCTAACTCTGCCACCATGTCATCTACCCATGTGTCACGCTTCCAATCTAGACGGTTGTGCTCGCGCGGTGCACGTACGTTTTTAAACCTGTAGTTTCCCGTTGTGGCGTAACATCCGGAACACGCTGGCACTAGTGCGCCTGTGCTGTCTCTGGATGCGGGGCACGTGTCTAACGCTTGCAGGGACCATGATCTACATGGCATTTTAGATGCTTTGGATAGCTTAAGCATGGTATTACCCTCTGGTGTGTGTACTGATTTCGTGTTGTTAATACGCACTGTACAGTGCTCACATTAGATCATAAGAGTATAACCTAGTCTCACGCACTTGGGATAAGGCTATGGTGCCCATAGTGTAGGCGACTGTCACCTCGGTGAATTCCCTACAGCTCGCATAATGTCCATTTTTAGCGACTCTTAGGAATGATCTGTGTTCGCTCATGGTTTAACCCATTGCGTTTGGTTTCGTGATCTTACTCCTGGGCAACATATAGGTACGTCCATTCTTGTTGAAAGGCCGTCAGGTCCTATTTACTTCGTATACACTGGAAATATTTAGCCTTTTTAGCTGGTTTGCTACATTGGAACGTAGAGCTTGTACAGTAGCCATACGTCGAACGCGAATGCTAAAGCACTTTGATACATGCCGCCCTAATGCTTGCACCGCCTCATATCGGCCTTTGTGTTCGGACTCTGCAAACCACGCCGTCCAGCGATTGTTAGGTCTTTTGTATCTGTACTCTAATGTATACATGTGCTGTGCTCCTGTGGGGTGGCATGTGTTCCCCGTCGCCATGTGTGTATATTGGGACATCCCAAGGATAAACGCAAGTATTCTTTTGTGTGAATATTACCATTGTATATCTGTTGACAGTCTCGTGTGTTCTGTGTTACTCGCATGTGCGCGTGTGTATAAAAGGTCACTTGAATTTACCTGTTGACAACCCAGCATGTTGTATGCTTGCGGTTGGCTAGAGGGTCCTACACTGGTTCACACACTTTGTCAACACATGTTTACCTGTGAATATTCCCATCGTGTTACGCTTGACATCTCGTGTCATCTGTGGTAGGCCTTTGGGCCTCGTGACTACCACAGTGTACGCCTCGTGTCAACGTGAATAGTACCAAAGTTTATCCTTGCGCTCGTGTCTGCCTTGTGTTAGACTGAAGGGTGGGCCTCGTGTTGACACCGGGGGAGGGGATTGACTTGTGTTAATTATAGTTGTAGCCACCTCAGCACACCAGAAGGTGAATTTAGAAAAAATAGGGACTATTCATGTTACTTATGCCCTACCTAGCGCCTTGTTTTACCTCGTGTTTACCCTGTGTTGACACAAATGCACTAAATAGGTGCGCCTATAGTATAGCTTGTGTACTATTTACATAAAATAAAGCTTGACTTTTGAGTAAAAGTATGGTATAATATAAGGTAGATATTAGGATGTATTTAGTGAAGCAGGTGCGGGACTAAAGATTGAGTGTTGTATAGTTCGTATAGATCCCCTCATCTGTTGCAACCTAAGCAGGGGACTCATGCGAACTAGCGTTAAACACAAGGATACAGGAGAATGTCACCAGAAGACACCCTAGAAGCCCAAGCAGCAGCTAGAAAAGAGATTAATATTAAAAAAAGACCCAGAGGTAGGCCTAAGCAAAAGGAAATTAAGGCTAAAACTGCAGGGTCTAGAGGTAAAGTAGGCAGACCTAAGGGTGATGCTACTATAATTAATGAGTACAAGGCTAGGATGTTAGCTAGTCCTAAGTCCGTTAAGGTACTAGAGACTATCTTTGAGGCTGCTTTAGACCACGATCACAAGAATCAGGCAGCAGCATGGAAGCTAGTGATGGACAGAATACTCCCAGTAGGTGCATTTGAAAAAGAGGTGGTAAAAGACAATGGAAGAAGTGCAATACAGATTAACATCACTGGTGTCGGAAGCACGGAAATTCTTGGAGGCACTGAAGACGGAAGCACAATTGAAGGTGAGTACTCTCAAGAGTAGCATCTGTGGCTGTGACTGCGGTTGTCAAGAGGAAGATTCTTGAAAAACTTCACTAAAGAAGAGTTTAACTGTCAACATACCGGTGAGAACCGTATGGAAGACGAGTTTTTACTCAAGTTAGACCAACTCAGGGACAACTGCGGTTTCCCTTTTGTTATCACCAGCGGCTACAGAAGCCCTAGCCACCCTATAGAAGCTAAAAAGGACGTACCGGGAACCCACGCGCAAGGCATAGCAGCAGACATAAAAATAACAAACGCTGCACACCGGTACACGTTAATAAGAGAAGCTCTATCTATGGGATTTACTGGCATAGGGGTCGCTGGTGACTTTATTCACGTTGATACACGGGGAACTGTCCCTGTAATCTGGGTTTACTAGGCATCTTAAGGGACGCTAAACATGTTATACACTAAAAACGTAAACCTAACAGACACCTCTACACAAACTGTTGTGACGATACCTAGTGGGTTTGTAGCTCACTGGAACATGTTGTTTGTGGCTAACCTACATAACGCAACTAACGACGTTACTGTGTTTGTAGACAAACCTTCTCCTACTGCTGATGTATACATCTACAATGGAACCAACATATCAGCTAAAAACAATTTGTTAATTGACGGAAACGCTATCTTTGTACTACAAGCAGGAGATATAATTAAAGCAGCAGCAGGAGGATCAGGTAACGTAGAAGTAGTTGTCACCTTTGACTTACTAGAACAACCAGCAACATTTGTAAACTTTAACGGAAACTAACTCGTGATTACCATTGTTGGTGCTGATTGGTGTCCTGCTTGCAAAAGAGCAACCAAAATTGCAAAAGAGCACAACTTAGACTACAAGTACGTACACATACCTCCGGGTCAAGCCGGTTGGGACTTAGTAGAACAACTGACAGGAAAACGATCTATACCACAAATCTTTTACCACTTTGGTGGTTCAAAAGACTTTAGAGAAGCCCTAAACAACGTAGGAGAACTTTCACAATGACTAACAAAGTAAACGAAATGGTACTAGGTTTTGCAGCAGTATTCCTTTTTTCTCTAGTTTCTATCGGAGCCAAAGCAGAAACTGTTATCAACTATGACGACGGATCTACGTACACCCTAGAGGACAACCAAGAAATCTACATCAGTACGCCTAGTAGCTCTCTGTTCAAGCGACAGCTAATGAAAAACAAAGACACGTTCTTTCGTGTACAAAAGCCGTGGACTAAGCGTGACTACGTAGAACAACCACAAGATCCTTTTGCTGTAGGATCACATCAGTGGTGTAAGACTTACGTGCCGTGGAGCGAAGGTTATACATTTGATATGCAGGCTTGGAGCCGTTTCTGTGACACCGATAACGACGGTAAGTACGGCTGTGGTGACAATCAGTTTGATAACTCAGAAGACGCTGGAGTTTGTAACTAGACCAAGTGACAGACTTAAACGTACAACTGTTGCCGTGGCAGCAGGAAGTCTACTCTGATCCTACTAGGTTCAAGGTAGTAGCCGCAGGACGGAGAACAGGGAAGTCCCGTCTTGCTGCTTGGATGTTAATCATTAATGCACTACAGACCGATAGAGGTCAAGTTTTTTACGTTGCGCCTACGCAGGGCCAAGCAAGAGACATCATGTGGCAAACCCTGCTAGAGCTAGGACACCCTGTTATCTCAGGTTCGCACATAAACAACCTGCAGATCAAGCTGGTCAACGGGGCCATGATTAGTCTCAAGGGAGCCGACAGGCCTGAGACAATGCGTGGTGTGTCCTTGAAGTTTCTCGTGATGGACGAATACGCAGACATGAAGCCTGACGTATGGGAACAGATACTCCGTCCAGCACTGGCAGACCAAAAGGGTTCTGCGATGTTTATAGGTACGCCTATGGGACGTAATCACTTCTACGAGTTGTACAAGTACGCGGAGTTAGGTGACGATGAAACTTACCGGGGCTGGCATTTCACCAGCTACGACAACCCTCTGTTGGACCCGTCTGAAATCGACATGGCGAAGAAATCAATGTCGAGTTACGCCTTTAGACAAGAGTTCATGGCCTCATTTGAAGCCAGAGGCTCAGAAATGTTCAGAGAAGATTGGGTACAGTTCGGAGAAGAGCCTAGGTTGGAGATTACTATATAGCTGTTGACCTAGCTGGATTTGAGGAAGTAAATAAGGAAACGGACGAAGAACGCTAAACTAGATGAATACCGCAATCGCTGTTGTTAAAGTTAGTCCTGATGGTTTGGTACGTTTGATAACATAATATATGGGCGGTGGAGCCTTGACGAGACTGACACCAAGATATTTCAGGCGGTCAGAGATTACCGTCCTATCAGCGTTGGTATTGAACGAGGAATCGCAAAGCAGGCTGTAAATGTCGCCTCTGATGGACCTACAGATGCGCTACGGGACGTTCTTTCAGAGTCGAGGAGCTAACCCACGGTAACAAGAAGAGACTGACAGGGTAATGTGGGGCG